AGCATGTCGTCTATTAGATCTAATATCATCTGGAGCTATCTCAAAGTAATCACAGACAGCCTCAAGTATATCTGACATCCATACTCTTTTAGCTCTCTCCTCTGGTTTAGGTCTATACTTATCTCTTCTTTTCAATACTCGGAGCTCATCCATTAACTTATCTATCTTGCTCTCCAGATAGTCTATTCTTTTTTTAATGTCATCTTGCTCTATGTGTTTTAGTTGTACACCAGGACTTGTAGTAATTGTTGGTTGGTTGTTTGATGGTATTACATACTCGTAACCTTTAGGTGGTCTGATTACATTATTTGGTATCTTTGTCATTCTTATCCTCCTTTTTATTTCTAAAACGAATGATGCCAGGGTTCAGTAGCTCCTCAATATCTTCCTCAGTAAGCTCGTCTGGCTCCTTATCCTGGGCCTTTTTCTTTTGTGTCTTTTTCTTGATCATGTCTGTTAGTTCTTTGAGTAATCTCTCGCAGTACCAATGAGCTTTACCAGCATCATCCCTGGCTCCCTCAAGAGTTTCTACCTTCTTACCCATTCGCATGATGTACTTGCAGATATTAAATTTGATAGCTCCAATCTTTTCTGCGTCTGTAAACTGAGATGTGATTGCATCAAAAGTTTGTATTGGATTATCTTTGTAGTGTGATGGATTTATTTTATCCTTCATTTGATCCTCCCATTCTAGCTGCGTTTATCATTTTATCTATTCGGTCCTGGACTACCTTGGGCCTAATAGATATTCCCATCTCTAAGATTTCAGACACCAATGTTGCCATAGGTATTCTCTCTACCTTAGCTTGGTCCTGGATCTTATCTTTTAATTTTTCTGGGATCTTCAAATAGAATGGTACAATCTTCATATTTTTAGCCATTTTTACCTCCTTAAAAAATATTTAAAATATATCTTGCAAATATATAGATAATAACTATATTAACAATATGAACAAAATAAGACCACTAAATATAACTAACAAAGGAGTAAAGTAATGAGTGCATACCATGTAGATACAGAATGTTTTGGTAAAGTATTAAAAGCTATCAGCAAAGCTGGTGCTTATGGACCAAGACACAATGAAATACAAAAACTAAAAGACCAGTACAATAAAAATCCTGGTAAAGTTTTAGTTAATTTAATCAATCTTAATAGACTTAGCTTAGATGAAAGATACGAAGATAGTAAAGATATGTATGTTGGTGTTAATCAAGTTAAGGCTGTTTGGTTAAGTAAACAGTTAGGTCATAATGATGTTGCTTTATACAAAAGCCTAAGTTGTTTTTTATACCAGGCATGTGAAGGTAAAGCTGTTAAGAAAAGTTTATACAAAACTCTAAGTGCTATCCAAGATGTCTTTGCTCACGATTTAGTAAGACAAGTTCCTGGATACGAAGATGCAAAGTGGGGTTAATCATGAATAAGGAGCACACTATGGACAATAAAAAACACTACCTAAGATCTACAAGAAACTTATATTATAAGAATGAAGGACCAATAAAGGTTTACTATTCTTATGTTACTCCAGTAGCTTTTGAAACTGATGCTGGATATTTACATGTATCTAAAAATGTTTGGAGTGTAACTACTGGCAGACACTTAACTTGGATTGATGGAGGTAATCATGACAATAGAATAGAGCATGGTGAATTCAAAAAACTATTAGACAAGTTTAGAAACAAGTCTGAACCAGAGCAGAAACCAGATCATCTTAAAACTGTTGGACTTGTATCTGCTATGTTTGGAATATTATCTGAGAATGACAAGGAGGCTAAAGTAAAATACCAAAAAAGATTTTACGAGAAGGTTCCTGGTTTACAATTTCCAGATGATTGGGATCAGTTAAGCACAGAAGAGAAAGAAAAAAGACTTGATGGTGTAAACAAGATAGCACTAGAAAAGAGAGGTAACTAATGAAGATAATTAAAAACACATCAGCATTTGACAGTAAAAAATTAAGATCTTTATTTTCTTTGATACATAATCAAGTAGCAAAGTATGAAGGAAGATTAAAACATTGGAATAGTTTAAAGATTATTGTTAGACAAAAATCTCATGGTTATTCTGGACATGCTTATGTAGGCCAAGTTTGGTATGACAGCTCTGTACCAAAAGATAAAAGATGGGATGTTTTTCTTTCAGTATCAAAAGATCTTTCTCTTTATAAACTAGCTCAGTTATTTGCTCATGAGCTTTATCACTCTTATGGTTTTGGCAGCCATAAATCTTTTAGACATGATCCATTAGATGAAAAACAATTTGAGGTTATCAATAAAAAGTTTGACATCAAAGATCTTTTAAAAGTTGAAAAGCCAAAAGTTAAGATTGATTATGTTGCTCTTAGATTTGAAAAAGCAAAAAGAGCTTTAGCTAAATGGGAGAGCAAACAAAAAAGAATAAACAATCTAATTAAGAAATATAGAAAGCAAGTTGCTTACTATGAAAGGAAGGTAAACTAATGAATAAGATTGTAGCTTTAGTAAGAGTAAGTACAGACAAGCAAGATGTAAACAATCAAAAGTTTGCAATAGAAAAAAAATATCCTGGATATGATATTGCCTGGTTTGAGGAGCCAGGCATATCTGGTGCAAAGAAATTTAGAAATAGACCAGAGCTCCAGGCTGCAATCAGACTAGCTAAAAAATCTGATTGTCCTCTTGTTGTATATTCTTTGAGTAGATTAGGTAGGACCTATGAGGTTGGACAATTCCTGGAAGATAACAAAGGTAAAATAAAACTAGATGTTTTAGATACACCTAACTTGGATGATGCAATCGCTGGGTTCCATGTAGCTATCAATAGAATGGAAAGAATTAATATCTCTAATAGAACAAGAGCAGCTCTAGCTAGATTAAAAGCTGAGGGTAAAGATCTTGGTAACTTAACTAACTTAGCTGAGGTAAGAGTGAGAGGTCATGCAACAATCAAAGCTAATGCAGATAAGTACGCAAAAGATATAAGAGATATTATTGAAGGCATCAAACTCTCTGGAATAAAAACACTCCAGGGTATTGCAGATGCTTTGAATAACAGAGGTGTCAAAACTTATAAGGACAAAGTTTGGTATCCTACAACAGTAAAAAATGTCCTTGAAAGGGAGGCTGCGTAATGGCTAAGTACAAACAATACAAAAAAAAGTATGAAGATGCTGAGATAGAAAACAATAATCTTTTAGATCAGCTTGATAACAAAGATGATAAAATTAAAGAACTTGAAGAAAAAATAGTTTCTTTAAATACATCTATCTTAGATCAAACAATAAGCAGTTTACAGAAACAAGTCATTTTATATGACAAGTTAGTAAATGCTTTAGAAAATAAAACAAATAACTACTACAATAATTACAGCTCACCAGCAGTAAATAATGGTGCTGTTGCTACAAGTAGTTCTACTTTAACAACAATATAAGGGGTTGCTAATGAACAGAATATGGACTAAATATATAAGCAAGATGAACATAAAAGAAACATTATTGTTCTTAGCCGAGGGTGTAGCTTTCTTGCTATGCCTGGCTGCTATCTATTTCTTAGTCATTGTTGGATGTGCTTTGGTAGATAGTTGTTACTATTACTATGTACCTGGAGGGGGAGTTTGATGGTAGATAGTGGTAGGAAAACATCTTATAAAAGGAAAGAACTTGGAGGGAGTGTTATAGGCTCCCTCTTAGTTAAAAGTTTCAAGACACCTAACCAAATCTTGAAAGATGCTCTACATGAGTATGATGGGAAGGAGGCTATCAATGACATAGCTAACGAACCAAAGGTTATTGCTGGTAGAGAATTAGAACCAGTAATTTTAAAAATGTTCATGGACCAACTGAAACCTTTTTGTCAAGGTACAACAAAGGTTAAGATGACTGTACCTAAAACAGCTCACTTGTATCAGTTGAAAAATGGAAAACTTGGCAGCTCTTTAGATGGTATGTTACACATATCTCCAGGAAATCTTGAGCTCTCCGACTACACAAAGAAATCTTTTAGCTTATCAAATAAAGTTGTCTTAGAGTGTAAGAATTATTCTGGAGCTGCCGAGGATGAACCTTATCCAGCTTACAAGTATCAGATCCAACAAGCTCTGCTTACTACTGGATGTGAACATGGTATCTTGGTTAGGTTTGTAAAGGGTTGGCAGCTACAATGGTTTATATATCAAAGAGATCATAGAATGATTGATGAGATTATAAATGCTGGTAATGATTTCTGGGATAGGTTTGATGGCATAAAGAATGGCCATGACTACTGGTACCCACCAGCTGATACTGCTGAGGCTAGTCTAATCTATACAAGTAATGGATCTAAAGAGGTCCATGATATGAGTACACATAACAAGCTAGGTATTTTGATTGAGCAATTTGTATCTGCATCTGCTGATGAGAAAGAGGCTAAGAAAAGAAAAGATGCTGCATCAATGTACATGAAAGAAATACTTGGTGGTCATGAGGTTGTTAAGTTTAATGACTACACAATTAAGCATACAACAAATCAAAAAAAGAAAACTAAAACTGTAACACTACCTGGTGAGTTCACTAGCTATAGAAGATTTACAGTAGAGGGAGGAAATAAATGAGTAAAGAAAAAGTTAGACCTAATATTTACAAAAAAATATTTGATGTTCAACATGAGTGTGGGAGTGTAATCAAAGATGCTAAAAAAGGATTACAATATAAACCACTATCATATAATTCAGTTAATGGAGTAGTAAGACCAGCATTAGAAAAACATAAACTTACTTTGATACCTTATGTAAAATCACATGAGCAAGTTGATAATCAAACAAGATGTGTTATGGCTGCAAGAGTTGTTGATGTAGAAACTGGAGAACATATTGATGTAGGAGATTACTTTGGTTATGGGAATGATACCCAGGATAAAGGACCAGGTAAAGCTATGTCTTATGCTTACAAGTATCTTTTATTAAAATTATTCTTATTAGATATTTCTGATGAAGAGGATAGTGAGAAGGGTAAAAATCAAAATGTTATTGATAAGGATTGGATGGATAAGTTTAGAGATAAACTATTGAAGGATGTAGATTTTTTTATTGAAGATACAAACTTAACCAATGCAGAAAAGATCCATGAGATTATTGAATTGAAGAAAAGAGTAAAACCAGATTGGGAAAAATATGAGTTCATGGATAAAGGTGCAGCTAACATGTTGGCTGATAAAATTAATACTAAGATAGAGGAGCTAGAACCAAATGATGCTAACACCAAACCAGCTTAAAGTATTTGACTTTATAAATAGTTATATAAAGCAAAAAAGGGTACCACCTACAATACGAGAGATAGCTCGTAAGCAAGGGTGCGTACATTCAAACATCTGGAGGATCTTGAGGAACATAGAGCAACGAGGATACATCAAGATCCATACTGGAAAATATAGAGGGATAGAGGTACTGAATGGCAACAGCATACAAAAGTAGATTTAGAAAGTGGTTTGTCAAGGAACTGATCAAAGCCTTTGATGGTGAGAATGATGTAGTCGTAATCACCTTTGATGAAAAGTATAATGAGAAGGGTGATCCAGTTCAAAAGTTCTATTCGGCTGATAACATTGACCTGGAGGTGCTGCACAAAACTGCCACAATCCAAGTCAAACCTTTTGAGGAGTTATGGGTGAGAAAGAATAGAGAACGAGTTGAGCACATATTTCTAAAAGAACCTATTGAGAATAAGACTGGAAATTAAATAGCATTTAATGGGCCTTAGATACCCCAAATTTTTAGATGTAGGGTTTTTATGAGCTTACCCCTTGCTCATCTCTTTCCAAGCCTTTCTGATAGCTCTCTGCGAGGATTTTGTAAAGACTGACATGGGATATACATTGGTATCACCATATCCTATATCATCTTCATTCTGGTACGAGGCAAAGGTCCTTACACACTCTACTCCATCATCTTCAAAGATCTCATACAGATAAGCCTCAGTAATTATTGTTGCACATTTTAGTTTACTAAACTCATAATCAGTACAGAGAGAACTGGATCCAACAATATCTAACCAGGTAAGTTTTATAAATAAATGTTTCTTGTTATTTATAGTAACTGATCTAGGCACTACACTAACTCACCGATCCATTTACCATTATCATCTAGGACCATAGGTAATAACCTGGGCCATCCATTAATTATAATCCCACATCCAATAATAAACCTTAATCTAAATTGTCTTGCATAATTAAAGGCCATGTGCTTTTGATTTGTTAAACAGCCTACTTGCATAGACCATACTAAGTTGTCTGGATTACTAAAGTATTGTATGTTGAACTTAGAATGAAAGTGTCCTTGGACTACATGCTTTCCATATTGCATAGCAAGTTTCAAACCATCAGCTGATATACCATGTGTCATAAAACATTCTTGGCCATTAGATAATTTTATATTGAGATCATCTACCCATTCCCATCCAGGTCCTACCTCTAAGAAATCATTATAAGATTTTAGATATGCTTTAGGCATACCATGTTTTAATGCTCTTCTATAAATTAATGATGAGTGATTGCTATGTAAGAGTACCATCTCTGGATACATTTTCTCTAGTTCTTTTATATATCTTTTACTAATAGTAAGTTCATCACCAGATGATGGAAGATCTGGATCTGTGTCATGGAAAGATAATCCATGCTGGTCCAGCTCATCTCCAATATTAACTACAAGATCTATATCTTTATATTTTTTCTTGATAGCTTTTAGAAAGTCAAAACTTTCTGGATGATGGTAGGGTATATGCAGATCTGATATGACAAGCACACACTCATATTTTTTAGATGCCTTCATGTGTTAGTCCAATAAATTCCTCGGCAAACCATTCACCTACATCAAAGCCTGGACAATCGGCCTTGTTGTCTGGATCTAAATCAGCATGACCAACTACCTCTGCTTGAGGGTAGATCATCATCAATACTCTAACTAGATCATGAAGAGCTGCCATTTGTTGATTAGTAAAATTATTCTCTGCTGTACCATCCTCAGCCATACCTCCGACAAGGCAGATGCCTACACTTTCCCAATTATGCTTAGCCACATGAGCTCCAGGAACAGATACATGTCTGCCTAGTTCTATGATAGGATTTCTATCTCTAGTAATTACAAAGTGATAGCCTATGTCATCCCAATTTCTTGGAGGATCTGTATGCCACTTTCTTATTTCAGCAGCTCCAATATTCATTGATGGTTTTGTTGCTGCACAATGTACTACAATATAATTTGTCTTATCTCTTAAATCTATTTTTCCATTCTTCATACTACTCTCCCTTGTATTATATTTTTATTTTAATATCAATTTTTTAATGTGTTTATTTCCTAGCTTATCTGTTTCTATTTCTGCATCTGATTTGATGCATTGATATTGTACATTACTACCACCCTTGAGCTGCCTCTCGGCTACCCTCTTACCCTTCAAGCAGTCTGACATAGCTGGTTGGATCCTATGCTCTACGATCTCATTATTAACTATTAATAAAAGGGCCACTATAGTTTCAATCATGATCCATTACCATTTTTATAATGCATATCTCTAGCTTTATCTTTTAACATTTCAATATCAGAAAGAGCTTTCTCTAATTGTTTTTGAATAAACTCTATATTTACTTTGTTATGCATACCAGCCTCTTGTTGTATCTGTAATTTTTCTACTTGTTTATATAGGTCCTCAATCAACATGAACTGCTCACTATCTGCTGGAAGAGATCCTAATGTACCTCTGGGCCATCCTATTCTAAACTCAGTATTCTTTTCTAAATCACTCTCCATTAATTTAAGAGTTGTTGAATGTTGATT